AGCTGCTGTCTCTCAAGATGCTGAGAGGCAAGCACTAGAGGGTTCTAGTACCGATAAGAATAAACCAGAATACGTAGCTGACTCAAAACCAGTTGAAGTGTTTAATGATGAAACAAGTGAAGGATAATATATGGCAAACTTAGCGCAAGCCTTTGCAGGTGGATTTGAAAGTGGTCAAGCTATAGGCGATACTATTGTTGCCGATCGTGATCTTAAACAAGCTCAATCTGAATCAGGTCCTGGTGCTGATCTATACACGACTTATCAGAAGGCAGGCCAGATGGCTATGCAATCTGGTAACACTCGTGTAGCAGATAAGTTTCTTAAGCAAGCTAATGAATATAAAGGCGATGCTCTTAAACTTAAACTTGATGAGATGAAAGTTCATCATGAAGAAGTTTCTGACTTTGAACGGATTATTCGTACAAACGATAACCCTGATTCTCTTAAAGCTATTATCGCTTCTTCTGATAAATTAAATCCACAAGAGAAATTAGAATACACTGGTCTTGTAGACAAAGCACAAAAGAGTGGTAAGTGGGCTGAGTTTCATAAAGCTATTGGTGAGACTACTCAAACATACCAACAACAACAAGCTACTCAAAAGGCAATACTTGAACAACAGTTAAAGGAGCAACAAGCTCTTTTTAATAATAATTACAAAGCACAAATGCTAAATATTGCTGCTGGTAAAGCTGCAGGTAAAGGTATTGGCAAACTATCTCCAGAAGATAAAGAATTACAAACCGAATTACACGAAGATGTTCGTGGTATACGTGCAGATGCTAAATCCGAAATTGATGCTACTAATAAAAACTATGGTTTAAATGATGCTCAAAAAGCAGCTAAGATTGTTGGTATTAAAAAGAGGCGTGATGATGCTATTAAGGCTGCTCGGGATGAGTTTAAACATCGAGATGATGAAGAGAGTCCTGAACCAGGAAAAGCTAAACCAACGAAAGAGTTTAATTTAACACCTGCTATTAAAGCACAAGTTGAAAAGATTGATATTAAAAACTTATTAAAAGTTGCTGATGATCCTAAAGAACGTGAATCGTTTGATCAACACTATGGTCAACCAGGATTAGCTGATGCATTAATTAAAGATTCTAAAACAGAAGCACCTGCTCCTAAAAAAGAAGTTGAATCTCCTTTACCAAAAAAACCTGGATACAAACGGGTTAAGGGTAATCGTGGGTGGACGTATGAAAAGCTAGTCGGTAGACAAGCAGCAGCAAATAAAGAAGGTCTTTAATATAAAAAGGATTAGGTATGGACTGGGCAGGTAAACCAATAGATTTAGGAACACAAGGTGAAGTAGTTCGTGTTAAAGATGGTGATACTGTTGAAGTTAAAACCAAAAAAGGTATTATAGATGTTCGTCTATCCGAAACAGATGCTCCTGAGTTTAAACAAAAAGGTGGTATCGAAGCTCGCAAAGCCTTAGAAAATAGAGTACTTAATAAACAAGTTACGCTAACAGGACAACGTCCTGACCAGTATGGACGTACTGTTGCTTCTGTAGATGTTGATGGTCATAATGTTGGTAAAGATATGATTGACGCTAAAGAAGTTAAACCTTACGGCGAAAAGATGTCTTTATGGGATCGTGTTACTGGTAAGATAGATCCTAAAACTTATCGTCAAGAAGGCCATGGGTCTGGTCATTGGGCTGGTAAACCTATTACTGAAACAGAACCCAAAGCAGTTTCTACTCCTTCAGGTAAGTGGAAAGGGGCTGCAATAGATGAGGGTCAGTCTACAGAGAGGGGTATTGTTGGCGACATTAAAGCTTTTGGCAGATCAGCTATAGAGAGTCAACCAGCGTTAGCTGGTGGTGTTCTTATGGGTGAGGCTGGTGCGGCTGCTGGTGGTATTGTAGCAGGCCCTGTGGGGGCTGTTGTTGGTATGCTTGGTGGTGCTGTTATTGGTGGTATCCTTGGTGAAAAAGCTAAGGATGTTGTTAAGAGTATGATCCCTGAAGAGACACTTAAGAAGTATGGCTTTGATGAAAAAGCAGTAACTCAAGAAGCTAAAGAACATTCTAAGTCATCTCTTGCTGGTCAGATTGTTGGTGGTGCTGGTTGGTTTGGTCCTGGTAAAGTAACTGTTGCTGAGCGTCTATTTTCAGGTGCTTTTGGTACTGGTATTGAAGGTGCTGAACAAATACAAAAAGGTGAGTTTGATCCAGCTAGATTAGCAGAAGCTGGTGTTGGTCAAGCTATCTTTGCTAAATCAACTCGAGCTACAAAAGCAATTGCTGATAAGTTTGGTAACACAGAACGTATGGCTGCTTGGGAACTTGCTAAAGATCCTGTTGCTAAAGCTAATGCAAAACGTAATGATTACATTCAAAATCAACTTGATAAGCATAAGAATGAATCTAAGGTTGATGAAGATGCTAAAACATCTCCACTAGTTGAAGCTGCTATTCGTGATAAGAAGACTGGTGCTGTTGAACGCATGGGTCCTAAGCATGACGAAGCTCGCAAAGCGGAAACTAAAGACACACATGAACAAGGTTTTCTTGATGGCGCTGGTAACTTTCTTGAGCGTAAAGAAGCTCTTAAACGTGCAAAAGAAACAGGTCAAATACCTACTGGTAAGAAGCTAGACTTTCCCGAAGAGGGATTGCATAGTGGTGATCTACGTGATTCAGGTGATCCTGCATTTCAACTTGATAAACCTCGACAACCAAAAGAGGTTAAGACTAAACTTGATCGTGAGAAAGAGTCTTGGGCTAATGAAGGTAAACCTAAGAAAGTTAAGAAGGCTAAGAAGGAACAACCAGAGAGTAAAGACCCAAGAGATACAGCTGGTCGTACTGATAAAGGTGAGCCTGGTTCTATTGATCCAAAAGTTAAAGATGTTAAAACAACTGGTCCCAAAGATGATTCCTTACGTATTGAAGCACAAGCTCGTAAGATATATCACACACAAGGACCAGAGGCAGCTAAGAACTTTCTTGAAACTAATACCCCACATGCTGAACATATTGTAGAGAATATTAAGAATGGTATTGGTATTAACATTAATGAGGTAAAAGCTAAGCAACGTCTAGCTAATATCTTTAAATTTAAAATACTTAAAGCAATGCCTAGTGCAGAAGATCGTAAAGCTCTTCCAAAGGCTATTGAAGAGGGTATTACTTTATCAGAAGAGCATGCTAAAGTAGCTAGTGATTATCAAGAGATGATGCATCAGATTGGTAAAGAGGCTGAGAAGCATGGTGTTATTCGTGGCCTTGTTGAGAACTACGTAAGTCGTATGGCTAAAAAAGCTGGTATGTCTGAGGATGAAACAAAAGGGTTTATTGAGTCTATCATTAAAACCCCAGGTGTACAGGCAGGTCTTAAGCCTGGTTCTAAGTTTGCTAAAGAACGTACTATGGAATCGCTTGATCAAGCTACCGAAGCTATGCGAGCTAAGGGTCTTGAGATTGAATCTGATATTGCTGAGATTGCACACGGTTATATGACCGATATGTACAAAGCAATTGAGGATAGAAAGCTAGTTAATAATCTTAAAGTTACTAAGATTGATACTGGTTATGCTATGATACCTCCAAAAAGCACAGAGATACCTTATGGGTATAAGGTTATTGATCATGGTCCTTATCAGGGATGGTATGTCCATCCTGACATTAAACCAGCATTAAACTTTGTTCTTGGGGCTGCTGAGCCTGGTGTTTACATGAAAGCTATTATTGCAGTCAATAGTGCTATCAAACGGTCTAATATTAGTGCCTCTTTGTTTCATGCTAAATCGCTCTATGAGGCGTTTTTACTGGCTAAGCCATACCTAGGTAAGGAAGCTTGGAAAGGAAGCCTTAGCGGGGTCTTAAAAGTCCTTAGAGAGGGTGGAGAAGGGGATATAGCAGACTATGCTATCCGTAAAGGTGGTTTAGAGATGGGTATGTCTAGTGTTGAAGACGTAAGTCATACAGCATTGGAAGCGTTGGGCGAACAGGCTGACAAGTTAATGGGTAAGTACTCTGATAAAAAGATTATGCAGAGAGGTCTTGGAAAGCTTGAAAAAGAAACTCTTGGTCGCATTGATAGTTTTACTTGGGATTATTTACATGATGGTCTAAAGTTACTTACATTCTCTCGTATGCTAGAGAAAGCTGAACGTTTACATCCAGATGTTCCTCGTGATGTTCATGCTAAAGAGATTGGTCGCTTTGTTAACAATAGTTTTGGTGGGTTGAATTGGTACGATATTGCTAGACAATCAAGTAGTAAATTTGAAGAAGGTCTTAAAATGGCAGCGTACTCTCCTGAGGGTCGTCGCTACCTACAGGCTATCTTGTTTGCTCCTGACTGGACAGTATCAACACTACGTGCCTTTACAATAGCTTTACCTAAGAATCTTTTAGCACCAGATGTTGTTGGAGGTGTTAAAGGTATGATGCGTCCTAAAACACAAGCTGACTATGCTAGACTTTATCAAATGAAGTTTGCACTTACTTATCTTACAGTCCTTAATGGTGTTAACATGATTACGGCTGGTCATCCTATTTGGGATAACAAAGATAAGACACGGTTAGAATTTAAGGATGGAACTACTATGCAAGCTACTAAGCATGCTATGGAATGGGTCCATGCTGGTGCTAATACTGATAAGTTTATTGCAGATAAGCTAGGGTTTTTACCTAAAGCGGCTGTGGTTGGTGTTGGTGGTCTTGAGTATGCTGGTCCAGATGCTCCTAAACTTGAAGATCCATCTTTAGGTGGACGTGCAAAGGCAATTGGTAAGACATTATTACCATTTAACGTACAAGCTTATCAAGGAGCACCAGAGGGTGAGCGACTTAAACGTACTATATTAGGTACTCTTGGTATGCCTGTCTATGGACAAACCAAAGCACAAAAAGCTAAAGCCAACTTTGAACGAAGACGGCGAGACGCTATACGTAAAATTAAAGAAGCACAAGGAAACTAAATGCGTATTCTAATTATCGATGCATCAGGCGTATGCCTTGACTTTGCTTTACGGTGCCAGAACTTTGGACACACTGTAAAGTGCTTTATTAGACACAATAAGGATGGCAGTCGCTCGATGGTCGGTGATGGTGGACTCATTGAAAGAGTCTCTGAGTGGGAGAAGTATATGAACTGGGCAGATCTAATCTTCTGTACAGATAATATCTTTTACATTCATGGCTTGGAACGTTATCGTGATAAAGGTTATCCAATTATTGGTCCATCTATTGATACCAATCGTTGGGAACAAGACCGCATGCACGGTGCAGATGTAATGGAGAAGGCTGGTATTACAACTATCCCATCCACAGTATTCAAGAATTACGATGAGGCTATTAAACACGTAATGGATAATCCAAAGCGTTACGTTAGTAAGCCTATCGGTGATGGAGCCAAGGAACTATCTTACGTTGCTAAATCAGCAGCCGATATGGTCTTTATGCTACAGAAGTGGAAGAAGAGTAACGCATACAAAGGCGACTTTATCCTCCAAGAGTTCCACGGTGGTGTTGAATTTGGCGTAGGTGGCTGGTTCGGACCTGGTGGTTTCAACAAGCAGTTTTGTGAGAGCTGGGAATTTAAGAAGTTAATGAATGATGATCTTGGTGTCGCTACAGGCGAGCAAGGTACTATCGTTCGCTATACCTCCGAATCTTACTTGGCAGACCAAGTTCTTAAACCGCTTGAAGACTTTCTTCATGGCTTAGCATATACAGGTTATATTGATGTTAATTGTATCATTGACAAAGATGGCTTTCCTTGGCCTCTTGAGTTTACTATGCGACCAGGCTGGCCGCTCTTTCAGATTCAACAAGCACTGCATAATGGCGACCCCGCTCAGTGGATGCTCGACCTTATCAATGGTGAGGACACACTACGTACCAGCAAGGCAATTGCTTGTGGCGTTGTTATTGCTATCCCTGATTATCCTTATTGCAAGATAAGCAAGAAAGATAACTCCGGTTATCCTTTGTTTGGCTTGACAGAAGAGGACGTAGTCAACGATGTTCATTGTGCTGAAGTCATGTGGGGTAAAGCCCCAAGCATGTGTGACGGTGAAGTTAAAATGAACACACCTATGTTTGTTACAGCAGGTGATTACATCTGTACTGTATCAGGCAAGGGTGCTACTGTAA